AATGGAAGGATTCGCTTCAAAAGCAACTGCTAAAACTAAATCAGTTCTTAGCGAAGGAACCAACCAAGCCAACAGATTCAAAAAATTGGCAGGAATTATTTAATTAAAAACTCTAAACTCTTAAAAAAATGAATTTATTCGAAAACATGCAAGAGCCAAACAGAGGAGCTGAAAACCGCCAACTTATCGGTAAGTGGGGTAAATCAGGTCTTTTGGAAGGCTTGAAGGGCGAGCACGAAAAAGCAACCGTGTCTGTCCTGTTAGAAAACCAAGCTAGACAGTTGATCAAAGAAGGATCAGCTAACTCTGGTGGTGCTGGAACCACAGGTGGTTCTGGATTTGAACAATGGTCTGGCGTAGCTCTTCCGTTGATCCGTCGTATCTTTGCTGAGATTTCAGCTAAAGAATTCGTTAGCGTTCAACCAATGAACTTACCATCAGGTCTTGTATTCTATTTGGATTTCAAGTATGGTAGCAACAAGCAGCCATTTGGATTTGCTCCAGTTAGCAAAAACCAAACTGGTACGCTTCAAGGTATCACTTCACAATCAGGTGCTCCAACAGATGGTCTTTATGGTGCTGGTCGTTTTGGTTATTCTACCAACTACGAAGCAACGACTGTAGCAATCACAACTGGATCTACAACTGGTGCAATTGGTGCAGCTGACGTTTACTTTGATGGTAACTACACAGCGTCATTATCAAGCTACAAAAAAGTAACTTACGCTTTGCCATCTGATGCTGATCCATTGGCTGTACGTTCATTCATTCCAATGTCTGCTTCTACTGTATTTGCTGCAGGTACACAATACCTTCCAGCATTTACTACATACACAAACGGTTCAGCATCGTTTATTGTACTTGCAAGTGCTTTAGTTGGTGCTTTTGGAGGTTCTGTTTTAACAGCTCCAGTATCTTACTCACTTGCTCCAACTAACGATACTCGTGGTGACTTTGAAGTTGTAACTCCTCGTACTTCTAACGATACGCAGAGCTTAGACACAAACCTTAACATACCAGAAATCGAATTGCAAATGCGTTCTATTCCTGTAACTGCTAAGACTCGTAAGTTAAAGGCAAGCTGGACTCCAGAATTTGCACAAGACTTGAATGCTTACCATTCAGTAGATGCTGAAGCTGAATTAACTGCTATGTTGTCTGAGTACGTTTCTATGGAAATTGACTTGGAAATCTTAGATATGTTGATCACTTCTGCTGCTACTACTGAGTATTGGTCTGCAAGAGTAGGTCAAGTATGGAACGGATCTGCCTTCGGTGCTGATACTTTCTCTGGTCAAGCTTACATCCAAGGTACTTGGTTCGCTACATTGGGAACTAAACTACAAAAAGTTTCTAACCAAATTCACGCTAAGACATTACGTGGTGGTGCAAACTTCTTAGTATGTTCTCCAGACGTATCAACTATTCTTGAGTCTATCCCAGGATATGCTGCAGATGGTGACGGAACCAAAGTTAAGTATGCAATGGGTGTACAAAAGGTAGGTGCTTTAACTAGCCGCTACACTGTGTATAAGAACCCTTACATGCAAGAGAACACTGTATTGATGGGATTCCGTGGATCACAATTCTTGGAGACAGGAGCTGTGTATGCACCATACATTCCGTTGATGCTTACTCCACTTGTTTACGATCCGAACAACTTCATTCCACGTCGTGGTGTGATGACTCGCTACGCTAAGCTTGTAACTCGTCCAGAGTTCTACGGTAAAGTGTACGTTGCTGATCTAGGACAATACTAAGAAATTAGTAGATAGTGTAAAAAGCCCCTCTTCGGAGGGGTTTTTTGTTTTACTAAGCTATTTATAGGAAACAATATCAAATGGCAGCAAGCAGAGTAGAATCAAATGTACATCCTTACGGATTAGGTGGAGGTTATATCTTAAGTGGTTCTGTATCAGCATCCTTTACAGATGCATTTCAGTACTACCCAGTAGTAACAACATCAGCTATTATTAAGTTAGAAACTCCACAGAACGGAGCTGGCGTAAGTGCCTTCACTGCAACTGGAAACATATCATCCTCAACATGGACAGTTGGGGTACCAATATACGGTCCAGTTACTCAAGTTACCCAAAGCAGCGGTATTGCTTTTGTGTACAGCGGTGTAGCGGCAAATCCACCACGACTCTAAAAACAACCCAACATGGAAGAAGTTACTTCAGCGAAGAGAAAGCCAAAGGGCCAGATTAAGTTTCAGATCACTTTAAGTGACGAACAGAAACATGCAAAAGCACAAATCCTAGAAAACACTATCACAGTGTTAAAAGGATCAGCAGGAAGTGGAAAATCCATGGTAGCCGCACAAGTGGCATTAGACCTTCTATTCCGCCGTGATATTCAAAAGATTGTACTAACTAGGCCAGCAGTCACATCAGGTGAAGATATTGGATTTTTGCCCGGTGATAAGGATGCAAAACTAGCACCATACACCGCTGCAGTGTACGATAACATGTACCGCCTTTATAGAAAGGATATTATCGACAAACATATTGCAGATGGTAACATTGAGGTGATTCCATTAGCGTTTATGAGAGGTCGTAACTTATCAGATTGCTTTGTGGTAGTAGACGAAGCACAAAACATTACTCACAGACAAATGGAGCTACTATTAGGTCGCTTGTGTCATGGAGCTAAAATGATACTATGTGGAGATACTGCACAGATCGACTTAAAAGACAAAAAGCAATCAGGTTTTGACTTTGTCGTAAAGCGATTAACGACTATTCCAGGATTTGGAGTGATTACCCTAAAAACAAACCACAGACACGAAATCGTTGAGCCTATCTTGAATGTTTATAATGAATATCGCGATTAAGGCGATATTTATAAGAAAACCTCAATAAATGGCAAACATACCTATTTGGCCTGGATCAAGTTCATTTGTAACCGTATCAGCATCTTTTTACAAAGTGCCTTCGACAGGATCACGTCCTACTCCGTTTGGTTACTACGATAGTGATGCTACTTTTAAGGTAGATGCTGATAGAGTAGCTGACTTTTGTGCAAGAAAGTTAGGTTATCCTATCTTAGAAGTGGAGCTACAAGACTTAAATCTGTGGGCATGCTTCGAAGAGTCAGTCACAGAGTTTTCAACTCAAGTTAATATGTACAATGCAAAGGATTATATGCTTACTTTAATAGGCAATCCTACAAGTACAAACTTAACTGGACAAGTAATTACGCCAAACTTAGGACGTACTATTGAGATGGCTAAGAACTACGGAACAGAAGTAGGGAGTGGTGGTACGGTTGATTGGAAAAAAGGATACATTACATTGACGGGAAGTGTGCAAACCTACGACTTAGATGCATGGGCAGGAGTAAACGAGCCAGGCAAGCACATAGAGATAAAGAGAATTTACCATGACTTTGCACCAGCAATATCAAGATACTTTGACCCATATGTAGGAACTGGAGCTGGAACTCAACAAATGCTTGATAGCTTTGGTTGGGGATCGTACTCACCTGCAGTAAACTTTATGGTGATGCCTTTATATGCGGATTTGCTGCGTATACAGGCAATTGAAATGAACGACCAGATCAGAAAGTCCTCTTACTCATTTGAACTACGTAACAACAAGCTAAACATATTTCCAATTCCAACAGTGAGTTTGAATATGTGGTTTGAGTACATTGTAGTTGAGGATAGAAACAGAGCGGCATTGAGTGGTCCTAATAGTGGAAGCGCTAATAGCCACATTACTGACTTAAGCAATGTACCGTATAATAGAAATACGTACACTTACATTAACGATATTGGAAAGCAGTGGATATACAAGTATGCACAAGCTTGCGCTAAAGAGACACTTGGCTTGATTCGAGGAAAGTATACATCAATTCCAATACCAGGGGCAGAGACAACCCTTAATGGAGCCGATTTGCTATCAGGTGGTAGAGAGGATAAAGCTAATTTACTTACCGAGCTCAAAGAGTTGTTACAGGGAATGACCAGACAAGCTCAGGTAGAGCAGGAGCAAGCAGTAGCAACTGCAATGAACTACCAATTAGGAAAAGTACCATTACCAATATACATTAAGTAAGATGGCATTATTTGGAAGCAGTAGAGATATCAGCATGTTTAAAAAAATAAACAGTGAGTTAATTGACAATGTCATTCAACAAGAGGTTGATGTGTACGCTCTTTCCTTAACCAATACAGAATCGAACCTATACGGAGAAGCCTCCTCAGGAAAGACATACTACAGACCAGTTAGAATAACCTGCTTATTAGAAAGAGGCGATCAAGCTTACGTTGATGACGATCAATTTGGATTAGATGTAACTCAACAAATGACCTTTAAATTCCTAAAACCAAAATTAAGAGAATTAAACCTAGTGCCTAAGGCTGGGGATATTGTGGAAGTGAGAGGCATATACTACGAATTGGATCAAATTATTGAAAACCAATTCGTGTTAGGAAAGGATAACGACTACGGAAAGAGCGTAGGGTCTGAGTTTGGTGAAAGTTTTAGCCTAATATGCATAGGACACTATGCAAGAGTAACAAGATTACAAATAGAAAAAGCTAGACCATGAGTAAACCAACTGCCATCACACAAAAGGAGATTCTATCTGGAGACGGTACTCCGGCGTATAACAGGGCTAATGATATAAAAATAGCCAGTGATTCTTTAGATGAGCTTACCATAGGCCTACAAGACTTAGACTATGCTGTCAAGTATTACTTTGACGACGTAATTAAGCCTACAATAGACGACTTTGGCAGTAAGAGACCAGTGCCAGTAATATACGGATCACCAGAGCGATGGAAGAATATACAAGCGGATGGCTACTTTCGTGATAAAGAAGGAAAGATTATGGCTCCAATTATTGCTTACAAAAGAACAGCTGTTACTAAGAACAGAGCATTAGGCAATAAAGTGGATGCAAATCACCCACAAGTATATTACACACAGCAGGTAAAGTACACTCAAAACAATAGATACGATCAATTTAGCAAGCTAACTAATAGAATACCAGTCAAGACTTTCGTGAATACTGTAATGGCTGATTATGTTGATATAACTTACGAGGTTGTAATATGGACAGACTTTGTTGAACAAATGAATAACATTGTTGAATCAATACTGTACTCAGAAGGAAGCTTTTGGGGAGAAAAGGAAAAGTTTAAATTTAGAGCAAAGATAGATAGTTTTACAAACACAACAGATGCACTACAAGATAGTGAGAGGATTGTTAGAACTAACTTCACAATAACGTTATTTGGGTACATAGTACCAGATGTAATTAACAAGCACCTAAGTGAGAAGCTAAGCGACAAGACATTCAGCACAGCAGAAATGATTATTGAGACTGGAGTTGATAACACGTCTGAGATGTTTAGACTAGCAGCAGAGGGTGCAAAAGAAAATGGACTTACCTTGGGACCAAACAGAACAGTCGTGCAGCAAACAATAGTAAATACAACAAGCGTAACTGGTGACGTACTCATTTATTTAGGAACAAACAAAGCATTGGAGGCAAATCCAACAGATACAACTACAGTAGTATTTACATCTGCAACCTTCCTAACAGCACCTTCAGGATTACCAACAACAAGCAAGACTTCATTTACGTATTTTGTAAATGGACAATTAGTTGAACCAACAGCTATAATCTCGTTTACGGATAATAATAATGGAACTTGCACGTTAGTAATTGATGTGGCACAATTAGGCTTTACATTAGCCTTAACAGACGAAATCGTAGCAATAGGTAAATTTCAATAAGGATGTCAGTAATTAGAGGCTCGCAAATAACAGGAACAGTACCATCAGCAAGCTTTGCTCTGACTGCCTCGTTTGCGCTAAACAGCAACACAAACCCAGGATACCTAATATCGACTGGAAGTGTTTCTGCAAGCGTTAACGTAACTGGAGACATATTCGTTATTAAGTCTGGAAGCCACAGTCCATTCACAATATCCAGCACTGGAACAACGACAATCTCGGGAAGCGCAAGCAACTTATTTTTAATAAAGGGCAACCTAAACCAAACAATACTGACAGTTAGCCAAAGCGGCGTAGTAATATTTGCAACACAATCAGTAGAATTAGCAGGAACAGCACCTAATGGAGGAGTTTACTTCACATCAGGGAACTTTTTTGTAGGATTGGATATATAATACACTAACAACAACATATTTATAAATAAATTAAAACGTAAACAATAATGGCAACTTGGAAGAAAGTCATAGTCTCCGGATCAGCAGCCGAATTAAGTCAGTTAAATGTCGGAGCCAATCAACAAATAACACCAACACAAGCAACAACCTTCTTAACAGGATCGTTTACTGGCTCGTTTACTGGTAATGGTACAGGTTTAACTGGAGTAACAGCAACAGCTGTATTTCCTACATCACAAACTACCCCACTACTATCTACAACTAAGATATTCACAAACGATGGTTCTGGCAATACTTTTGTTGTTGCAGGTCAAGTAACAGCATCAACTTACGCAGGAGTATCTGGTGACATTACTATCAACACAGCGGGTGTAGCTTCGATTGCAGCAAACTCTGTAGCGTTAGGAACTGATACAACTGGAGACTACGTTACGAACGTTACATCAGGTAATGGTCTTACGGGTGGTGCAACTGGAGAAGGTTCAACACCAACTCTAGCAGTAGGAGCTGGTACGCACATCACTGTAAACGCAGATGACGTAGCAGTTAACACAACCACATTAACCCCAGCAATCTCTGGTTCGATATTCACCCAAGTAAGTGGTGACATTAGCATCACAGCTGGCGGTGTTGCAGCAATAGCTGCTAACTCAGTAGCTTTAGGAACAGACACGACTGGAGACTACGTATCCACTATCACTGCAGGTGCTGGTGTATTTACTACCGGTGCATCTTCAGGAGAAACAATTGCTCATACAGTATCGATCAACTCAGGGTCGATGTTACCATTCTACTCTGGATCAATTTTCAGTACAGTATCTGGTGACATTACTATCACTTCAGCAGGTGCAGCAGCAATTGGAACGGGAGTAATTGTTAATGCAGATGTTAATGCAGCTGCAGCAATAGCAGCTTCTAAGATCAGCTTCACAGGTACATCGTTTGTTTCTGCATCAACTTTAGCAGCAGGCTCAGGTCAAGGTTCAACCACCTTAACTACTAACGGTGTCAGCTCAGGTGATATTACAGCAACTGGATTAGGAACGGCAGGAACACCAACATTTGCAGGTTTGACTATCACCAATGGTAACATTGCGATAAACAACACAACATCAACCGCTCTCACAACTACAGGAACAACTGCAGCAGTATTTAACACCACTGCAACCACAGTAAACGCTTTCGGAGCAGCAACCACCATAAACATAGGAGCAGCAACTGGTACAACCACTATCAATAATGACACTCGAATCAAAGGTGCGTTATATGTAGATGGTCCAGTAACAGCAATTAGTTCATCCAACCTTTACATAGCTGACCAGTTCATCATATTAGCATCTGGCTCAGCAACTGCAGGAGATGGTGGTATTATCATAGACAGAGGATCAGACGCAGCTGGAAATATCGGATACGGATTTGATGCAACAACAGACCGTTGGGGATTCCAAAGTGGTATGGCAGATGGCACCAATACAATCGTTCCAACAACAGCAAACGGAGTAAGCGGTTCATTTGTAACATACTTATTCACTGAAGCTGATCATGGAGCTACTAAACCAATCACAGGAGAGTTTGCAGTAGTAGGAGCTCAGTATATGGACAATGCAGGAAACTTCTGGGTATACACAGCATAATAGACAATTAACAAAGTTATATGAGTCTTATAAATAGAATTACAGGCAAACAGCCTATACAACAAACAACTCAAGTTTCTGATGATGCGACTAAACTCACACTTCAGGAACTTGAGTTCCTTTTAAACACACTAAAATCCACGTCAATCGTTGGAGATCAGGTGGAAATGTTTTATATTATGGTAATAAAGCTGCAGGAACAATACATGCAACAGCAGCAAGAAACCATTAAGTAATAAAACAAAACAGTTATGGAATTATACTCAGTTGATCTAACAACAGCAGAGATACAACTAATGCGTCAAGCTTTAGACGTAATCACTATTACCGGCAAAGACGCAAGATTTGTTGCAAATACTCAATTAAAGTTGGAGCACGAACTAAAGCAGATTGTAGAAATGCAACAGCAATTTGAGCTGCAAAAGCAAGCAGAGCTCCAACAAGCCATTCTGATAGAAGAAAAAAAAGCAAAAAAGCGAGAAGCTTCTAACGCATAAGCTAACCTAAGCATATTTATTAAAAAGAATCTATTGTTGGCCGCAAGGAAGTAGGCGTATACACGGCATGAGTGTATGTATCTAACCACAATATAAAAGAAGTGTTGTATGCCAAATTGGAAAAAAGTCGTCGTATCCGGATCGGATGCCGTATTAAGTTCTGTAACCTCCTCATTCACAGGATCATTAACTGGTGCTTTAATTGGGACAGCATCATGGGCTCAAAGTGCTTCAAGAGCAATATCAGCATCATATGCACCACCCTCTCCCACATTCCCATACATAGGTACTGCTACAATAAGTGGATCATTACTAGTAACTGGATCTAGCTTTTTAGTCACATCCGACACCACTCAAATAAATGCATCGAATGAAGTGCAGATAGCGACCACTAGAGTCAGCATAGGTGACAACACAGGACCTCCCGAAAAGATATTTCTACGCTCAAATACAGGTAATGGTGGGTTGTTCTGGACATTAAATGATGAACAAATAGCCGTATATGCTGAGAATGATAGATATAATTATGGGAACGGGAATATGTATGTCTCATCTTCTGACCAAAAAACATACTCACCTGCAGGATTCATAGGACCGCTTACAGGATCCGTATTTGGAACAGCATCCTGGGCTACATCAGTAATAACATCTTCCGTCACTTCAAACGTAGACGTAAACGACGTACCAAATAGCAATACTACAAACTACTTAGCATTTTATCTAAATGCCTCGGGATTCAGACCTTCAAGAATAGCATCTACTAAATTTGTAGTAAACCCAGCTACAGGATCAATGGGTATTAATAAATCTACTATAACAACAGGATATAACTTAGATGTTAGTGGCTCAGTATTAGTCACAGGTAGTATAACAGCTTCATTAGGATTTTTTGGTACAGCATCCTTTGCTACAAGTGCTTCTCAAGCATTAACAGCTTCCCAAGCAACATCAGCATCATATGCTTTATCAGCTTCATTCGCACCATCATCTCCTGCATTCCCATATACAGGAAGTGCTATAATATCAGGAAGTTTAGGAATAACGGGATCATTAATAGTATCTGGAACAAATGGTGGTATTGATACAAGCTTAAACAGCCCAGCATTACTTTCAGGCGATGGTAATCAAGCTGTTGTATTTGGTACTAATAGAAAATGGTTAAATGATGCCAATAGCACTACAGTTGTAGATTGGGAAGTACAAAGTTTAAACGATAGTTTAGCAAATCCAAGTATAGATTGGACAAACAGAATACTTTACGAAGTAGGTGGCTATGAAGCTCTTAATTATTCTACCTCTGCGTCTGTAAGCAGTCAATTATATTACAACAACGTAATCCCAGGCCAAGTCCAAAGACAACTAGCAAATACCCCAACACATGCAGGTCAAGTAATTCAAGCATCCATAGATGTAGGAGTATCAAATTATGAGTTAGTAGCATTGGACACTGATGGAGTATGGAAACCTACCAAAGCTGCTGTTGGATATTACGCAGATAAGATGTTAGGAATTGCTGTAGATGCGGCTGGTGGGTATGTATTAATAGAGGGAGACATAGGGGTGAGTGATGATGCAAGTAAAGGAGCTTATGTAGTAGGAGCAGATTACGGATTACCAGTATATGTGTCAACATCAGATAATCAAATGACTACAACTGCTCCATCAGGCGCAGGCTCAATAGTCAGAATAGTAGGACACATCTACTATAACAGCACAACAGATGTCAATTGGTGGACAATGAAATTTAGGCCAAGTAATGATTGGTACATAATATAAAAATAATCTATGGCTAATATATCACAAATAAATGGTAATCTATTAAATGCTGCTACCGCTTCATTAGCAGTGACAGCTTCATTTGCCTTAGCAGTAGCAGGAGGAGGTGGTGGAGCAGCATTTCCATATACTGGCTCTGCTAGAATAACAGGAAGTTTAGGAGTAACAGGCTCAAGTGCATTTATAGGAGATCAAACTATAGCTGGAGGACTTATAGTTTCTAGTGGTTCAGGAACTCCTACTAGCATGTTTAGCACTCAATTAGCTAATGGGAATAAAGTATTTGAAATTACTCAAGCAAGCTCAGGAGATGGAACTTTATCTGTATATAAGAATGGTGGAACAGCAGTAACATCACAAATTAAAGCAAATGGTACCACATATTTTTCTAGTGGTTCCGTAGGGCTTAATACTGTGATAGGTCATAGTACCGCATTCGGATCTGCAGTATTTTCAGTTGTGGGAGGAGATAATGCTGGTACAGCAAACACTTCTTTTCATAGGTTAGATGGTACTTATTTACTGACTGTATTAAATAATGGAAATATTGGAATTGGACCTAATAACAATTCACCTTCATTTAATTTAGATGTGAGTGGAAGTGTTATATTCCGAAATACCGTTACAGGCCCATTTGTAGTGACAGGATCAGTTACAGCATCTGCTCTTAATCTTATATCATCATCATTCACTCAAAGTAGAATATTATTAGATAATACATTTGATAATTTACATTTAAATAGTTTAACTCCAAATGTCCGTGATAGGTCCTCTCTATTACGTGTATATGGGACATACACTACCGGATCAGCCAACACAACTACCAATAATCACATATTAGCTGCTCATATATCTCCTACTTTTAATCCTACAAATAATTCAACATCTACATTTAATACATTAACACTAGAACCTCAATTTTTAAACACTAGTGCTACAGGAAGTGCTAGAGGTTTACTCGTAACCCCTGCCTTTGCAGGAGACCACCCAAACTTTAGAAGTATTGAATGGGATAATTCCACCAATAATGGATGGGGATTATATGGATTCGGTAATGCTCCTAACTATCTTGCTGGTAAATTAAGCATAGGAACGCTTTCTACTGGTTCTACTCTAAATGTAGCTGGTGATGCTACCATTACAACTAACTTAATTGTAAGTGGTAATATAAAGGTTGTAGGAGAGATAGAGGGTATTCAAGGACAAGTAACAGCATTAGCGCAAGGTAACTTCCTATTCTCGGGGATGTAATACAATACTTATAATAAAACAGAAAACATATGGCAGCAAATTTTAATCCCATTTACACCCTAACACCAAACGTAGGCGTTGGAAAGATAGGTACAACAGCCGCACATACCGCATCTAGCGGTATTGGAATAGTAGATACCAACCTATTCGTAGCCTTTACAGCAGGACCAAGTGGTAGTTTCATTCAAAGAGCTAGATTCAATGCAATAGCATCGGCAGCTGCAGTCAACACTGTAGCAACAACACTTAGAGTATTCTTAAGCTCAGTTAACACAGGAACAACAACCTCAGCAAACACAAGCTTGTTAGTAGAGGTATCAGTACCAGGTACACTATCAACAGCAAACTCAACTAACTCAGTTTTGTACTACGATATTCCATTAAACATAGCAGTCCCAAGTACAAGATACATTCTCATTAGTCAACACGTTGCACAAACAACTAACCAACAATGGCAAGGAACTGTCTTTGGTGGAGACTATTAATCATTAAATAAAGTTTTATGTACGGCTCACCAATAGATTTCGGTTTCTTACCTCCACAATTCAAAGGAGATGTTCAATTATTCTTTTCAAACGGAACAACACCTGCATCACAGGCATGGCAAATTTGGCGAAAGCCAAGAGGTATCTCCATGGTATACATGATGGCTATCGGCGGTGGTGGTGGTGGTGGTGGAGGATTTACTGGAGCTACAAACACAGCAAAAGGCGGGGGTGGAGGAGGTGGATGCTCAAGTATCGCTACAATGATGATGCCAGCAACATTCCTACCAGACCAGTTATACATCTTTACTGGTAATGGAGGTACAGGAGGAGCTGCCACCTCAGCAGGCGTTTCCGGATCGCTATCATATGTCAGTTTAGGTAATGGATCTGCAACGGCAGGAGCAACAATACCAAACGTAATCTTGATATCTGGAGCATCAACAGCCGGCGGTGGTACCGCAGGATCGCTTACAGCAGCAGGTGCTGGAGGAGCAGGCGCGTCTTCTACGGGAATAACCTCACTTGGACCAATGGGAAGGCTAGGATTCTTCTCAGGACAACCAGCGTTATCAGATTCAACAGCAGGACCAGCTGGTATTAATGGAACCGCAGGCGGTGCTCAAACAGGAGCAGTCGGTACCGTCGTTTCTAATACTTGGAACACAATTCCACTATCACCAGGAGCTGGAGGAGCAGGAATCAACACAGCAGCACAAGTAGGATTTGCGGGTGGCGGTATATCATTACAAGCACAAACGTACATCCCAGATGGGACGTTTCAATCACTAACCGGAGGTTCGGCAGGTACGGCAGGAGTACAGGGTGGTGATGGGCCAAATGGGATAAGCTCATTTAAGCCATTCTTTCAAACCGGAGGAGGTGGAGGTGGATCATCTGATGGTCGTTCTGGTGGTATTGGAGGTAATGGAGGTATTGGATGTGGTGGAGGTGGTGGAGGTGCTGGCACTACTGGAGGTAAGGGTGGTAACGGCGGAAGTGGAATGGTAGCAATGATTTGTTGGTAATTAGCTAAACAAAAAGTTTATTCATATAAAACAAAAAACAAAATGGCAATACAAGTAACAGGATTTTTTGAAAGTCCACAAACAGGATTGTTGTATGACTCTCCTCTATTGGTATTAGTACCACAACTACAATACGTAAACCAAATTATAATGGACGTAGTTGTGGGGGGAAACGGCGTAATAACGTATCAAAGTATTGATAAAGCTACCTTAACATACGATCCTTTAATCACAGACCCATACATTCAATTAATTGATGCCTTGGATACCTTTGTAATTAATGACGTTAAAGACGCTAATCCTACTAATAGTGCAGCTACCTTTACTAAGGCGTAGTATTCTATACCGGTTACGGTTGGTTTTTTAATACAAAGGCGTATATTTATATAAAACAAAACAGTTATTATGTCAGAGCAAATTAAGTTTTCAGAAGAAGAGATTTCAGAAATCAAACAAGTACAAGCTAACTACCAAACAATCGGATTAGAGTTGGTACAAATTAAATTAGCGTTATCAAATGCCAAAAGACAATTTGAGTCTTTGGAGTTAGAGGAGCAGGCGTTAGCTGAACGTATTGCAGATGTTAATGCAAAAGAAAGGCAGATTGCTAGGCAGTTGGAGGAGAAATATGGCAAAGGTGAGATTGACTTAGAAAGCGGAGTGTTCACACCCATTTCTTAGTAAGTTTCTACAAGGTTTCGGGTTACGTTGTACTATTTATATGTAAATTAATCAATTAATATAACGATGGCCGAAAAAATAGTTAGCCCAGGAGTCTTCACAAACGAGAAAGACTTATCATTTTTACCAGCCGGTATTGCTGCCATAGGAGCAGCTATCGTTGGTCCTACCCTAAGAGGTCCTGCTTTCATACCAACTGTGGTAACAAACTTCAATGACTTTATTTCAAAGTTTGGAGGATTGAGCGAAGAGACATATGTTCCATATGCAGTAAAGAGCTACTTGAGAAATGCAAGCACTGTTACAGTGGTTCGTATCCTACAAGAAGGTGGATACAATATCCCAACAGCATTTAGCTTAATCTTTACAACAGGGTCTACTACTCGTGTAGTAGGTGTTGCTATTCCAAGCGCTAAAAACAGCACTAACGGAAGCAATGCAGTTGGATTAGGTTTATCAGCAATTACATCATCAGGTGGAACAAATGGATCAGGTAGCTATTCTGGATCATTTAAAATGGTATTCTCTGGATCTTCATTCACTCCATTTGCGGTATCAGCATCAACAGTTCCGTCAAGCAACATTAGCTTTGACAAGGTATTAGGTACTAACGTAAAGTCTACTCAAAACGCATACGCATACCTCTGGTTCCCAGACTACTTGACAACTTACTTAGGAAGCAGTGGAAGTATGGTATCTGCATCATTTGCCAGTCCACTTAACCTTTCTGGCTCAGTTTTTGGAACTTACCGCCCAGCAAGAACGCCATATGTAACTTCTCAGTTAATAGACGGACAGAGTCCAAAGACATTATTCCGATTCTACAACCAAGCAGACGGAACAGATACAAACACACAATTTAAGATTAGTGTAATTAACCAAACACTACCAACATCAACATCAGTAGCAAACGTATACGGAACTTTCACAGTTCTTGTGCGTGACTTCAATGATACAGATCAACGTCCAATAGTATTGGAGTCTTACAATAACTTAACATTAGATCCAGATTCAAGCGACTTTATTGCTCGTCGAATTGGAGATAGATACAACCAAGTTAGCACAGCTGATTATAGCGTTAAGGTATTAGGTGACTATCCAAACGTAAGTAAGTACATTCGTGTAGACCTTGATAGTGATGTTAAGAACGGTGGTACCTCATTTGCATTGTTTCCAAAAGGATTCCAAGCAGTAATTGAGCCTTTTGCAGGACCATTCAACTTACCATCAGCATCTTTTGTTACTGAAGACCTTACAATCAACGGAGCTTTCAACACCAAAGCATATTACGGTTGGAATTTTAGCTCAAACGACAATGTAAACTACCTAAAGCCACTTCCAAGTGCATCTGTAGCAGGAGCAAACGTAAACTTCAACTTAGATAACTGCTTCTTCCACGCAAGTGGATCTGCAGTAGATAGCAATACAACTGGATACACCGGTGGTGCATCTGTATCAGGATCAACTTTAAGAGGTCTGGATGTATCTAACGTATTGAAGTTTACCGTACCATTCCAAGATGGATTCGACGGAAATGACCCAGCACTACCAAAGTATGTTGGAGCAGACATTAGAAACACTAACACACAAGGACTTAACTGTCAAAATGCAAGTTCTGCAGGTAGCCAAGCATACTTCAAAGCTTTGAACATTATTCAAAACGCTGAACAGTATGACATGAACCTTTTAATAACTCCTGGTATCACCATAGCTGATCACCCAAGTGTAGTAGCTAAAGCATTAGATGTTGTTGAAACAAGAGGAGATACTTTCTATATTGCTGACCCAGTAATACAGAACCAATCACTTGCAACAGCAGTATCAGCAGCAGCAAACTCAGGAATTGATAGCTCATATGTTGGAACTTACTGGCCATGGGTTAAGATCATCGATACTGACAAGAATAAGCCAGTATGGGTACCACCAAGTGTTGTATTACCAAACATATTTGCTTACAACGATAACGTAGCGTTTGAATGGTTTGCACCAGCAGGTCTGAATCGTGGAGGAATTACTGAGGCAGTAGACATTGAGACTAAATTAACTTTCTCTCAACGTGATAGCTTATACGAGAACAAGATTAACCCAATTGCAACATTCCCAGGTCAAGGTATCTGTGTATGGGGACAAAAGACATTACAAGTCAAGTCTTCTGCTTTGGATCGTATCAATGTACGTAGATTGTTAATCGCTATGAAGAAGTTCATCGCAAGCTCTACTCGCTACTTAGTATTCGAGAACAATACAACTGAAACTCGTCAAAGATTCTTAAACATTGTTAACCCTTACTTGGAAAGAGTAAAAGCTCGTCAAGGTCTATATGCCTTCCGTGTAGTAATGGACGAAACCAATAATACACCAGACGTAATCGACAGAAACCAAATGTACGGTCAAATATTCTTACAACCAGCTAAGACTGCAGAGTTTATAGTACTTGACTTCAATATTTTACCAACTGGAGCATCGTTCGAAAACGCATAATCGAGATATTTATAATAAATAAAGCACAATGGCAAACCTAATAGAAAGTGACAAAATGTTCTACACACCTTACGAACCTAAGGTACAGAACAGATTTATACTACAAGTAGATGGCATACCTTCCTTCATTATGAAGAAGGTATCCCGTCCACAAATTGAATGCGGTGAGGTAGTATTGGATCATATCAACATCATCCGTAAGGTAAAGGGAAAGTGTAAGTGGGGAGACATTACAATGACTCTTTACGATCCGATCGTACCATCAGGTGCCCAAGCTGTAATGGAGTGGGTACGTACTCAACACGAATCAGTAACTGGTCGTGATGGTTACTCTGACTTTTACAAGAAGGACTTTGATATCTTCGTATTAGGACCAGTGGGAGATAAAATCGAGAACTGGAAGGTTAAGGGTGCTTACATTAAGACTGCTCAGTTTGGAGACTTAGACTGGTCAACAGAAACTCAAGTTGAGATTCAATTGACTCTAGGAGTTGACTACTGCGTATTGGAATACTAATACACACAAAACTTTTATAAAGAAAGCCAGCAGAAATGTTGGCTTTACTTTTTTTATTGCGTATACTTATATATAAACAGTTATCAATATGAGCAATAAAGTTGTAAACGATGCCTACCCAGGCAGACAAGTAGTTACCGATGATGATATCAAAGCCCAATTTACACAAGAGTATGTAACGGCAGTTGATTCAAAATACGATGGTCCAACAGAGATTATCGATTTACCATCCAAGGGATTCTTCTATCCAGAAGGACATCCACTTTCAGAAGGGAAGATTGAGATTAAGTACATGACAGCTAAGGAAGAAGATATCCTAAGCTCAGCCACCTTAATCAAACAAGGTGTTGTAATAGACAAGCTATTGCAGTCACTTATTGTAACCAGAGTAAAGTTCGATGAAATCCTATTAGTAGACAAGAATGCAATCTTCATTGCAGCTCGTGTATTAGCTTATGGAAATGACTATCCAGTAGAGTTAACATGCCCAGCGTGTGAGACTAAGCAATCAGATAGCATTGACTTAGGTTCTTTTGAAGAGAAGGGTGTTGACTGGTCTCAATTCGAGAAGGGCAAAACAACTTTTGATTTCACACTACCAGTAACCAAGAAGGTGCTTACACTTAAATTCTTAACACATGGAGATGAGAAGGAAATCACAGAAAACTTAAAAGCTTCTAAAAAGGTATCTAAGTTGACTGGAATTGATCCTGAGTTCACAACTCGTCTAAGACAGATGATTGTAGCAATCGATGGTAACCCAGACAAAGCTGAGATTCATAAAATGTCTCAGAACATGTTATCGAGAGATGCCCTTTCTTTAAGAGAGTACTTGAAGAAGATTACGCCAGACATAGATACAACATTCCATTTCGAATGTGGTAATTGCGGTCACGAAGTAACAAAGATGGCGATGCCCATCACGGTGCAGTTTTTTTGGCCTGGGGTCTGATTACAGGCCCATAATATACGATCAGATCTTTGACCTGATGTATTACGGAAAAATGGGATTCACCTACACAGAGCTATATCATATGCCTGTGTTTCAAAGGAGATACTATTATACAAAGCTTACTGATTACCTCAAGAGACAACATGAGGCAGAGAAAGCTGCGATGAACAAAGCTAAAAGATAAGCCAGGTAACACTGGCTTTTCGTTTTAATTGATATTTATAAAAAAGTCCAAGATGAATAAACAACACTTTCGTAAACTAATAAAAGAAGTATACCAAGAGGTTCTTGAAGAAGAGAAGATTAAAGAAGGTATCTTGAGTTGGATGGGTGGTGTAGCTAGAAACATAGCATACGGCATTATTGATAAGAGAGCGGGTTATTTACAAAAAGCAATACAGTACGACCCGAAGCTACAAAGACTTGCAAAAGACTTAAAGCTAACCAACAGAGACTTAGAAAGTAGAGTAGCAAGCTTATTGGACAAAGATCCTGACTTCCTCAGAGCTTTATCTAACGTAAAAGCTAAGCGCATTTAATATACTAGACTATAATGGCAACTCCAAAACCAGCAGCAGACGATAGTGGAAGCGATTTAGCCAATCGCCTAAAACTACTATTGCAAGAAAAAGCTACAATAAAAGAATTGTATGCTGCTAATTTGGCCTATGGCAAGTCTATTGGTAAGACCTATGAGGAGGTTAACAAGGTTAATAGAGAGTATGGTTTCCAAACACGTTTAATAACGGAAATGGCTAAGAAAGCTCAAGAAGGAGCTAAGTTAGCTAATGGCGAAATAGCTAAAGCACGAGATGTTTTAGCAATAAAGAGGCTTATCAAAAACGTTGAGGAGGGGCAAGTTGATATAGTGCGAGGTAGAGTACAAGCAACAGCTGACCTAGCTAAAGCCCATATAATGCTCAAAACTGGGTTGCAGGATGAATATGCAGAGCAGGCTTTGCAACTCCAAGCAGCACTAAAGATGGGGGCTATAACGCAACAGAACTATGAAACAGCTTTAGAAAAACTACACACAGATCAAGAGCAAGTAAAGGAGATAACAAAGCAAAAGGAGCTCATTACTGCAATTGCAGACAAGCAAGCAGAGTTAGTGGAGCATTCTGAGATGTATAAGAAGAAGTTTGAAGGGTATTTAGCAACTGCAAAAGCAGTTATATCAAGCCCAGCCGCAATAGCCGGTGCTGCAATAGCAGCTGCGGGTAAAATGGGTGAAGCTTTCAGTGAAGCGTACAAAGAACTCAAAGCAGAAGGGCTATCAACCAGCCAAGCAATACACGAATCATTTACATCATTCACAGACTCTTTATCAACAGGATTTATGGTATCAAGTGCCCACATTCGTGAAGCACGGAAAGCTATATCAGAGACTGGAGGAACTTTGCACGATGCTGAGGATGCTGGAAAGGCAGCAGCGGAGATGGCAACGAAGTTTGGAGGCAGTGCAGCTGATGCAGGAAAGGCTATAGGTAACTTAAGTCGCCTCCCAGGCATGACTAAAGATGCTGCAAAAAACACAGCAGAGTTTGGTGCTAAGTTAGCACAGGCAGCAGACGTTCCAGCAGATACGGTAACAAAAGCAATAGCACAAAACATGGATGCAGCAGCACTTGCTGGTCCAAAAATGCAAAACAGTTTAGCTAAGGCAGCAATTAACGCAAAGAAGTTGGGTGTTGAGTTTTCGGTAATAGAAGGAATACAAGACAAGCTATTAGACTTCGAAGGTAGTATGAATGCTCAGATGGAAGCATCTGTACTCTTAGGTCGTGAAATAAACCTTGATAAAGCACGCGAGTATGCCAACGCTGGTGACTACGCTAAACTACAAGAAGAGATTTTAAAGAACGTGGGCTCAGAAGCTGAGTTTGCTGAGATGTCTGTTGTTCAGAAAAAGAAGATGGCGGAAGCTATGGGAGTTTCTGTAGGCGACTTAGCTAAGATGGTTAAGGGGCAGGGAGAGATGACCGACTTAGCTAAAGAGCAAGCAGAGGCAGCTGAGGATCAGAGCGGCTATGGTACAATGATAGCAAACTTCGCAGCAGAAAATGCAGGAGCTGCAATGGGAATGCTAGGGACATTGATTACCACAGGAGCTCAGATGTTCATGCAATATCGCCAAAACAAAGCAATAACTGGAGAATTACAAAAGCAAACAGCTGAAATACAAAAGCAAAACTCTGTTAAAGGAAAGGGAGGAGGCAAAAAAGGTGCTGGAGGTGATATGTCAGCAGACGCATCGTCAACTGCAAAAGGATCAGATAAGGTAAAAGGAGGAGGTGGATTTAAAGGAGCTATGTCAAACTTAGCTGAAGGATTTAAGGAGATGTCAGGTCCAAAAGTATTAGATGGTGTTAAAAACACAGCAAAAGCAGGACCTGCAATGTTATTAGCATTACTTGCAACTCCTTTTATGTTTTTAGTAGGTGTTTTAGGAAAAAGAGCTGGAGCCGGCCTTCAGGATTTGTCAGAAGGTCTTAAAGGAAAGGGAATGGGAGCAGCTTTGGTTGCAACCGGTATTGCTAATGTATTAGCGTTTGGTTTAGCTGGGGCAGTAGGTTTGTTAGCAATACCATTTATGCTCACAATGCTTTTAGGTAAGCTCATAGGAATGGGATTACAAGGACTTGCTGGTGGATTAAAAGCAATGGGTAACCCAGCTGTCGCTTTGGGCGTAGGGGTATTAAGCTTATTGGTACTCTCAGTAGGAGCTGGTATGATGATGTTTGGAATAGGAGTGGGAATTGCAGCAGCTGGATTATCTCTCTTAGTAACAAGCATAAAGGATATACCGTTTGAAAACTTAATGGTATTACCAATGGCATTTACAGGTTTAGCTGCAGGATTGGGTATGGTAGCAATTGCAGGAGCATTAGCAATGCCAATACTGACAGAGCTAATATTATTAGCAGCAGTTGCACCAGCCTTAGTGGCATTAGGAGCAGCTGTTGGAAGTATGTTTGGTGGTGGAGGTGGCGGTGGAGAAGATGATCGGATGAAGGAATTGGTAGATGAAGTTAAAGGATTAAGAACCGATATAATGAAAGGTGGAGTAGTTAATATGGACGGTAAGAAGGTAGGCGATGCACTACGATTAGCAATGAACACAACTCAATTCACATAATGGCAGCAAATAAACCCTTTGCAAATCTCGATAGATTGAGTAAGTTAGCTACTCCAAGCATAGTGGTTCCAAACCCTATTGTCAACCAGGGAGAGTCCAATGCACGTACTAGCTTTACAAACCGCATAAGTCTTGAAGATCGCTTAAAGCAATCAAATCTTAACACCACTAAGCACTTAGCGCAATACTTTTTAACCGATACGTTCACCAACGTCATTAAGATAAAAAATTCAATTGAGCTTCCAAAGATCAGTAATGTGAGCATAAGCGCACCAAGGAGCGAAAGAGAGTTGGGAGGGGTGTTACCACAACCAATATCTTTTCAACCAAACCGAGATGGGATTACTATAATCAAACAAGAATCAACGCCGCTTCTAAGACAGGGTGGTATATTCGACATTGGACTAGGTTTTGTTAGCGTAACACAAGTTGAAAGGGTGCTTGGAGACCGAGACATCACAACCAGACAAGGATCCACCTTCAGTAACGGAATCTTCTACAGCAAGATTGTTTTAGGAAATCAGAACAACGTGAATCAAGGTAATGTAATCCTACAAAAAAATATCACGACAAGAGAGCAGGGGGGTGAGGATCCAATCAAAGTAGTTGCAATACAAGACATAGAGAGTAGACAGGGAATCTTTATCATAAACTCAAAAAAGGAGAGTGGCATTGTTCCACTGCTAATGGAACCTAAAACACTCCAAACACCTTTACTACCTTTAACAAAGACTGTAGGCATAGACCCACAAGTGCCAGCAAGCATAAAAATAGTACAATCAGCTCCATCAGATACGTATGTAGAAGGACAATCACCAACATTACACACACTGAGATTTGTTGCAATAGGAGCAGGCCTGAGTCTGACCCCAACAGCTTTTCAAGGCTTCACAACCCCAGAGAATCAACCACCCACTGAAACTGCAAAGGGTACTGGCCATATTATGGTAAGCTTAAAGGCATCTACAGTAGGAGCACTACTAAACCCTATAGATCCTGGTGATGGTGTAGTATACTCGCAAGCTGAAATGTACGCTGCAGCAGATGCAGATGGTGTATCGGTGACAGGAAATACGTTAAGAGGTGTAGGAGGAGCAACATACGCATCAATACCGTTAGCAGATGCACCACCAAAGCTTTATGGCAACATCGATAAGAGTAACGGATATGTTGGTGGTAAATCGCGCCAAGCAGTGCAACTCCTATCAAACGTCTACCCAGCAGAACAAGCCGCTCAGTTCATTCAGACTATAACTGAGACAAACGGAAATACTAAAAGATTAAACTCAGCTGATGAGCTTGGCACAAACTCTACAACAACTATTTACGATAAGGCATTTGGACAAGGACAAGAGAGTGTTGATGCAATATCAGACAATGGAACTGATTTTCAAAAGAACGCAATAAAGAGACAGAATCTTAACGCAGCAGATGATAAATTGAGAGCTGAGGGAAAGGGCTTTATATCGGACACAAACCAAAACGAAAAAGTAACGTCAGCTCTTGGAATTGGCTTTGATGGTGTAGATGGGTTATCAGACATAAACAATGTAACGGTAGAGTTATTAACCCCAAGCCTAGAAAAGATAAAAAACAACTTCAAGGTCACTGACGCAGTGAACGGAGCAGCTAGTTGGAAAAGGTATAAGTATGTGACAGACTACTCACAACTACAAGGTGCTGATGGAGGTTCTTTAAATAAAGAAGGAGCGATTATTGAAGGAGATGTTCCTAGACGAGAAAAGACGATAAAAATCTCAGACTACGATGGAGGAGGAAGTGTAACTTTTACAGCATTTATAAAAACACTATCAGATAACGTAACAGCTACGTATACAGACTACAAGCAGATAGGATGGCAAGACACCTTCAAAGTATTTACAGGAGTAACTCGTCAGATATCTTTAGGCTTGACAGTATTAGCTTTGGGTCCAAACGATCCATTTGCAAGTAGTGCAAGAACAGCAGCACAGCAAAAGCAACAGCTAAACAAGCTAATACAGATTTGCACAGTAGGCTCTGCAGGGACAAATGGTTATTATATAAAAGGACCTACTATCAGATTAAGTGCAAGTGGTTTGTTTAAGGATCTTATTTGTGTATGCGGTAGTGTTAAGGTTGATATACCAGTATCGGACACTTCTTGGGATGTAGATGCTTTTCTACCACAACAATATGATGTTTCATTGGACCTTGTACCACTTGCAACACATGGTGACACGTTAATAACGAAAACAAGTAACTTTTACGGATAATGGGTAGATACGATAGAATACAAGTACAGAAAGATGCAGATGGAGTGAGACAAATACGACCAGTATTATATCCAAACATTCCATTTAACAACAAGGATATCTATGTCCGAACATCTTCTGGGGACCGACTAGATACACTAGCTTATCAGTTTTACAAAAACGTAAGTTACTGGTGGATTATTGCACATGCAAATAATGTAGGAAAGGGAACTTTTGCACTTCCACCCAACCAACAAATTAGAATACCGGCAAACCCGATACAGATTCAATTAGATTTCGAACAACTAAATAAGTAAGTTACATGGCAATAAATAATGAAAGCCTCTTTAGCAATAAGGAGGTGCCACAATCAACAAGAACTGAGTTAGAAGGTCGTACAAGACCTTACTATCAATATGGAATGTCAGGAAGGAAGACTTGGGCTCACGTAATTTCCATGTGCGAAGGTAATCCATACGAAATTAAACTGCAGCCAGGAGCAAAATACGACAGCGTATACGAAGACTCACGACCAAAGGCACTATTACAGAACATAAGTATAAAAGCGCAAGGTGAATATGGAACATTAAGAAGAGCAACATTGGAGTTGATCGTATTTAGTGACGCTGAGTTGTCTAAGGTAGCAAGCGCATACTTTATACCAGACATGTCTATTAGACTGCAATGGGGTTGGAGTGTAGATTGTTTTGGACAACCAGGACCAGAGCCTATTACTGAAGTGGGACTGACAGATGCAGCTGCAATGCAACAAATCATTAACCGTACAGGAGCCCTTGCTTGCATGGATGGTTTTCAAGGAAGAGTGAGAGGTTGGGATTTTACCTTAAACAAAGAGGGTGCATGGGACGTTAAGCTCGATTTGATAGCAGCATCTGCAGCTGTGGTAGATGTAAAGGTAAGTGACAAAGACGAGAGCTGCAAATGCGAACAACAATCAACAGCAACAAATGCTGAAGGAGATGAGGTTGATGAGACTAAAACCGAAGTTGTTGGGCGATTAGAAGCTGCATTGATAGATTTGATCGATAACGAAAACTTCATAAGTACAATTGCAAGTCAATTTGGTGGTGGAGGAAGTTATGCAGCATATAAACTAAACTACCCAGGATACTCAAGAGATGAGACTGGTAAAGAGGATAGTGGTACCTATATGTTCATTGAAGCTGACTTAGATGCACAAGAGACTTATATAACTTGGTCAACAGTAGAGGCATTGCTTACACATGGTGTGGCTCAAATGAATTGTGGAGGATCTCCTTGTATATACAAAATAGACTCCGGAGATATGACTATAAAGGTACCTAAGCAAGGTAGGAGTAATGGTGGAAGATGGTTTAGTGCTGATCCAAGGGTTTGCTTTTTACCTGGTGGAGGAATGGACTTTGCAGAGCCAATAGAAGGAAACGATGTACTAGCTGCAACTGCATTAGGATTAGTTACCTTTGGTATAGGTGCAGCAATATACGCAGATGCAGTAACTGGTGATTTTAAAAGACCAACAACAAACTGCTTTGTGAATGATGAGACGATTAAGCTAGGAGATATTTTGGTAAGCAGTATTCATTTCCTTAAGCGAGTTCGTGAAATATCCAAGGGAGATGGTGGGACAGTAATAAAGACACTTAACGCACTACTTGCTGACATTAACCAAGCATGTGGTAATGTTTGGGAATTTGAAGTGCATGAAACAACAATAGAATCAGGGGAGTCGAAAGTACCAGTCGTATTAAGCGTAGCAGATGTTAATTCAATTGCAAACACAAAACAACCTTACGTATTACAAGCAACGACAAATGCTAGTATGGTAAGAGAGGTTAAGATGGATTTGAAGTTAACTGATGCTATGATGACCCAAGCTACTTACGGAGGTAAGGATGCTAAGACAGTACCATCAGACAACACACCATGCTCCAATAGATTCCTACAATATGCTAAAGACTCGAAGAATACGGCAAAGCCTGATGGAGCACAAGAGAAGGGACAGAGTACATGCAATGATACTGGAAAGTGCGGTGAATCAAAATCACCAGACGATCCGTTTGAGATGCTTAGAAAAAAAGTGACTACTGAAACTGTTAATGGAGGTGTAACCTTTCTACAAAGTCAAAAAGCTGAATATTTAAAATCACCTGAAGATTATTGTAGGAACAGTATGGTACCATTTGCTTTCTCAGCAACACTAACAGGCGTAGGCGGTTTTCGTTTTGGCCAAGTCTTAACATGCGATAGAATGCCAACTGAGATTAAAGATAAGTTTCAATATCAGATTACAACAGTAGAGCATAATGTAACTCCGGATGACTGGACAACGGTTGTGAACACAATAGCAAAGAACAAGTAACCATGGCAACTCCATCAGTAAGCAAATATTCAGTTCTATATCCCAAGAACACCTTTTACACAAAAGGAGAGGAATTTAGTTTGAATGGTAAGAATTATATAGGACCTTACTACGTTGTAAATGGAAAAGTTTGGACAGGCAAACCAGGCAACCCCAACGCAAAGCAGCTTACAGAATATTACCCCGATCAAGAGGTGTATCGATATGACGTTCTGAGAGGCTTCAATGTTAGACAGAAGACTTATACACTACCAATATATCTGCCACCTGCCCCAATTACCAAAGACTATGAATTGGGTTATATATACAGGTACCTAGCCGTATCAGTTATGCGTCCAGAGAGAATCCCAACTGAAATTAGCATAGCACAAGCAAACTCATTTGGCAAAAGAGGAGGAATAGATCCAGGACTTTATATGCTAATAACTTTGAAATGGGTTATCTCAGGACCAGCAACAACAATGAAGTCAGAGACAACGACCATACCAGGCATTGAAGAGTCTAACAAAGCAACGGTACAAAGCTTTGCTACAAAGTACCCAACCGTACTCTATGTTTTTAAAAATTACATGGAGTTTGCTCAACCTAATATTTTTTAGTATATTAGTTGAGTGATAATAGACTCAACAGCTCAATACAACAATTTCAAGAATCAAATAGTAGATAAGCATATTGTCTGTCATGCTATAGGTTTGCATCCACAAAAACATCTTGTGGACAATACTATCATAGGTTGGTATGTTAAGGTGTTAGATGGTGAGGAGTTCACGATATTCATAGAGCATCCAGAAGCCTTACTCAAGAAAGATGCATGACTGATACGGCTAGGTACCTGTATATGTAACCCAATTCATAGTCTTTGGTAATTGGGGCAGGTGGCAAATATACTGGTAGTGTGTAAGTCTTCTGCCTAACATTGAAGCCTCTCAGAACGTCATATCGATATACCTCTTGATCGGGGTAATATTCTGTAAGCTGCTTTGCATTAGGGTTGCCTGGTTTGCCTGTCCAAACTTTTCCATTTACAACATAATAAGGTCCTATGTAATTCTTACCATCCAAACTAAACTCCTCTCCTTTTGTGTAAAAGGTGTTCTTGGGATACAGAACTGAATACTTGCTTATTGATGGAGTTGCCATGATTACTTATTTTTTGCTATTGTGTTCACAACCGTTGTCCAGTCGTCCGGAGTTACATTATGCTCTACTGTTGTAATCTGATACTGAAACTTATCTTTAATCTCAGTTGGCATTCTATCGCATGTCAGAACTTGGCCAAAGCGAAAACCGCCTACGCCTGTTAGTGTTGCTGAGAAGGCAAATGGTACCATACTGTTCTTACAATAGTCTTGTGGTGATTTCAAATATTCAGCTTTTTGACTTTGTAGGAAGGTTATGCCACCATTAACTGTTTCGGTAGTCACCTTTTTTCTAAGCATCTCAAACGGATCGTCTGGTGTTTTTGATTCACCGCACTTTCCAGTATCATTGCATGTACTCTGTCCCTTCTCTTGTGCTCCATCAGGCTTTGCCGTATTCTTTGAGTCTCTAGCATATTGTAGGAATCTATTGGAGCATGGTGTGTTGTCGGATGGTACTGTCTTAGCATCCTTACCTCCGTAAGTAGCTTGGGTCATCATAGCATCAGTTAACTTCAAATCCATCTTAACCTCTCTCACCATACTAGCATTTGTCGTTGCTTTTAGTACGTATGGTTGTTTTGTGTT